TAAGAGGTCAAATCTTGTAGGGTCATCATTCATGTGATTGCCTTGGTTGGTTGGTTGCTTGGTTGCGATTCAATCGAAAACGTAAATGGGTTTTGCGGGGCAACAAAGGTTTAGGCGTTGCAGTAACGATTTAAGCAAGTACCGACCAGCATTCATCTCTGTGCTGCCATGTGGAATCCATCGCGAGCCGTTTGACTTGAACGTGAGTTGCCACTTGGTTTGGTAGTCGTACGTTGAAAGCAATCCATTTTGAAGCACCTCAAAATTCCATTCTCTCCCGTTTATAATTTCTTTCCACATGTGATTGCTTTGGTTGGTTGGTTGGATAGCGTTTCCCAAAATAGATCAAAAAAGCCCCCACACCGCAAGTTATATTTTAAAGCCCTTGAAGGTGAAACAAAGGAAACAAGTCGCAAGTCCTTGTTTGTCAATCGATACGGGAAAGTGCGATTTGTTGAAAATAGTTTAAAAGTGCGTGCTATCCTTTTCTCCTAAAAGTGAAGTTCGCGAAAAAATCACCTTTTGCCTCATTAAATCGAATCGTGTTGAAGTGGGTGGATTGCATTGCTAAGCGTTCAAGGCAACCACATGGAAAGCATGGAGCCACGGGCAACCGGACAAGGCGCTTGGCATGGATTGCGCGTCACGTCCGGCCATGCATGCGTTCACGCGCTTAGATACTCGCGCGTTGGCATGAATCAATTTTATGCAGGATATTAGCTCGAATGATAGCCTCGCGACTAGAATTATGCGCATCGAGGGGGGGGGGGGTCACGATTTTTTCCCGCGCCCGATTCTTATTATCATCCTGCCACGCACCGCTCGAACGACAATACGCGCGCGCGAGGCGTGTTCTATGCGCTTGACTATTGGGGTTGGGGATTGCATACGTGTTGAATGGACGAGGAGATTGGGATGGATGAATTGGATAACGACATGGAGGCTTTCGCGGGTTCCCTGATGGGGGCGCAGCCGTGTCCGCCGGAGGAGGAGGAGAGCGACACGCGGATGTGCTGGAGTGGGCGCCCGGTGGTGAATCCTCGATTGTTGGTGGTGGAGTTCGATGATGGTTCGACTGGCATGGTGAGGAAGAAGACGACTTTCAAGCCTAGGCATGGGTTGGTGATGGAGGTGCGACCTAGCGAGGAGGAGGGTTTTTATGATTTGGTGGGTGAATACAGGGATAATGGCGCGCGACTGGACAAGTGATGGCGCGTTACACGAAGAAGCAGAAAGACGAAGCTGATCGTGTGATAAAGCGTGGGGTGCAATTAGCTTCCCGCAAGGGGAAGAAGAGTGTTAAGCTGGACACGGGTGAGTTGGTGAAGGCGGAGGAGTTCAGTAGTCCGGTTAACAGGTTTTTGCGAGAGCGCACGGGATTGCTGGAGGAGGAATTCTTCACGCGGGTCACGGCGAAGCTGGAGAATTTGGTGGATAAGTTGGCTGACGATTTGGACAGGCGATACAAGGACATGCCGCCGCAGAATTTGGCGTATGCGATAGGGGTATTGGTGGACAAGGTGAACGTTTTGAGAGGTAGGCCGCAGTCGGTCACGGCTAACGTGAGCGTGGGATTTGGGCCGAAGCAGCGTACACGCGAGGAGATGTTGGCTATATTGGGTGGTGGCGAGGTAGTTGAGGTTGAGGTTGAGAAGGCCGAGAAGGTCGAGGTTGCGGGAAAGAAGAGAAAGTGATTTTGGCGGGGGAGAGCGTTGGGGGTAGCGTTTGTCGGAGCGGGGGAAACCTCGCCTGCCCCCGCCTTTTGGGATGAGGTACGCCGACGAGGTAAGCGCTCAGTTTGGTATACCGTGGTTGCCCGAGTTATCGTATGAGCGTGGTGAATTGAGGAGTGGCTTGTCGCCGTCGGATGCGAAGTTGATGTTCGCGAATGATCCCGAGCGGGCGGAGTTATTGACGGACTGGCTGGAGAATCAGCCCCCGCAGGAGGAGGAAGACCCCATAAGGTGGGGGTTCACCCTGCCTAGTTGGCAGCGTGTGATGGACAGGTGGGACAAGGACAAGGTGCACGTTATATTTGGTGGAAACAGAAGTTCCAAGACGACTTTCGCGAGTAGATTGCTGGTACATTTGGCTCAAGTCATACCCGAGGCCGAGTTACGGAGTTTCCACGTGACGGAGGACAGGTCGATAGAGGACACGCAGAAGTTCGTGTGGGACGCGATCCCGAGGCGTTACAAGCAGATGGAGAAGCGCAGTGCGACGCATTCGCTGACTTACACGCACAAGAACGGCTTTACTGACGGCAAGGTGATATTCCCGCCGCAGGAGGGGTGCAAGCGCGGCAGTTATCTGCGTTTCAACAATTACAGGCAATTCTTGCAGGACAGCCAGATCATAGAGGGGATGACGGCGCATTGCATCCATTTGGAGGAGGAGTGTCCGGCTAGGTTGTTCGAGACCTTGTTGGCGCGTGTGGCGGACTATCACGGGCGGATAATCATGACTTTCACGACTTTGCAGGGGTGGACTGACTTGGTGAGTAGTTTGTTGAGGGGAGCGAAGACGGTTGCGACTCGTTACAGTGATTATTTGGGGATGGATTTGCCGATTGAGCAGGAGAGCGCGAACTGGGAGGGATGTCGGATACATTATTTTTGGTCGGAGGACAATCCGTTTTTCGACTCGAAGGAGTTGAGGAAGGCGTATTCGCGACAGCCCTTGGAGGTAAAGCAGGCGAGGCTGTACGGTGTGCCGTCGAAGGTGTTCCAGAACAGGTTCCCGAAGTTCAATCCTCACGTGAACGTGGTGGAGCATGGCAAGTTGCCGTTCATCGAAGACCCTTCTGAGAAGATGACGCGGTACATGGTATGTGATCCCGCCGGGTCGAAGCCTTGGGTGATGATATGGGTGGCGGTTGACGCGGACGGGCGTTGGTGGATATACAGGGAGTGGCCTGACTCGACGGTTGGGGCGTGGGCTTTGCCGCATGCGAATTCTCAGGGAAAGTCGGTGGGCAAGCCGGGGCCGGGGCAGCGTCCCGTGGGTTACGGGTACGAGGATTACGCTAATTTGATAAAGGATTTGGAGCAGGACGAGGAGATATTCGAGCGATTGGTCGATCCTAGGTTCGGCAAGGCGACGGTGCGGACGGGGTTGGGGGAGACGAACATGATGAACGAGATGATGGACTATGACGTTTATCTGCGTCCTGCGCCCGGATTGGAGATAGAGCATGGGATACAGAAGATAAACGACTTGTTGGCGTGGGACGACACTGAGCCGATGGACGATGAGAACCGCCCTGATTTTTTCGTGTCGGATCGGTGCGACAACTTGATCTACGCGCTCACCGAGTACACGGGGTGTTCGCGACAGGAGCAAACCAAGGATTTCATAGACGTATTGAGGTATGGCGCGGTTACGCCATTGGATCACGTCACGGAGTCGAAGCTCGCGGTGGCGGGTGGAGGAGGATATTGATCATGCATGAGTTCACGGACGAGGACAGGGAGCGGAGCGCGAAGGCGACGAAACGGCATTACGCGCGCAAGGAGAAGCGTGGCGACGTGGTCACGCGGAGGGACTGCAAGTTGATAGACGAGGGGTGGCACAGGTTCTGGATGAAGCGTGGCGGACACCCCGTGGAGAGCGACGAGGCGCGTTTCGGGGGCAAGGGCAAGCCCAAGAATCATTAGGAGTTGACGTGGCGCGTATTAGCTGAGATTTACGAAAGGGAGGTATTATGGAGGCAATGGAGGAAGCTCTGGAGTTTGATCCGAAGGGAAATCCCGACGTCGAGGCGTTGTCTCAGGCGTATCAGGAGGCTCGCAATGACTTGAGTGAGTTCACGGAGCAGCGTCAGGATGATTTTGATCAGCGTTTCCAGATATGGCCGGGTAAAACACGCGACAACAGGAAGCACTCCCGCGCGGGGGACGGCGAACCGTTTCCTTGGGAGGGAGCGAGTGATTTGTCGTGCAACCTGATAGACGACGTGATCCGCAGTCACGTGGGCATGTTGACGAGTGTGTTGAAGAGGGCGAACTTGGTGGCTACCCCGGTGGAGAGCGGCGACGTGGCGAAGGCTTCGGTGGTGCAGAATTTCATGAAGTGGATGTTGCAGGTGAAGATGGAGAACGTGGCGCGGGAGTATGAGCGCGGGTTCAACCACCTGATGGAAAAGGGGATCATGGTGCATTACGTGTACTGGGAGCAGAGGGATCAGAGGATTTTGGAGACAATTGACTTGCAGAAGATCGCCCAGCAGGTGCCTGAGTTGGCGGAGATGATGTTGGACGAGGCGAACGACGCTATCTTGGCTGAATTGTTCGCGGCCCAGTATGAGGTGAGCGACAAGAAGGCGCTTGCCATGCTGAAGGATTTGAGGGTGGACGGAACGGCGACTATTCCGGTCACGAAGACGGTTCACAATCGCCCCGCGATCAGGGCGTTGGCGTGTGACGAGGAGATATATTGGCCATCGTGGACGATGGAGCCGCAGGAGGCTCCCCACGTTTTCTTGGCGGTGCATTACACGGCGGAGCAATTGAGGGCGAAGGTGACGACGGACGAATGGAACGAGGAGTGGGTGGAGCACGTGATAGAGACGACGCGCGGGTTGAACACGGGAGCGGAGGTGAACTACAACAGGGAGCGTCACCGCGCCGGAAACATAGACCGCGACTTGTCGGACGACGACACCATCAGGACGATTTACGCATTTCAGCGATTGATGGACGAGGATGGGGTGAGTGGAATATACTGCACGGTGTTTCATCCCGACGTAACGGGTGGGCATGAAGTGGATAAACCGTGGGCGAAGCATGAGTTGTTGCCGTATAGGCACGGTGATTATCCGTTCGTGGTCACGAAGCTGGAGGAATATAGCAAGAGACTTTACGAGACGCGCAGTTATCCTGAGATCGGCAAGAGTTGGGAGCAGCAGTTAAAGGCTGAGATGGACGCTGCGGTGGACAGATTGAGTTTGAGCACCTTGCCCCCTTTGGAGCACCCCGTGGGCAGGGCGCCCAGTAGATGGGGGCCGGGGGTAAAGGTGCCGTATCGCACGCCGGGCGAATATCGATACGCTGACGTTCCCCGCTACGACGGCAGCAGCGTGGAGATGCGCGAGAACATTCGTCGCATGACTTTCGAGTATTTCGGTCGCGCTTACGGGGGCGTCGACCCGCAGGACGTGGCGAACAAGCAGCAAGCCTTGGTGGACAAGGTGTTTTCCCACGTGAAGCAGGTGATGGATCAGGTCTGGAGTTTGTATCAGCAGTATGGTTCCGACGCGGAGTATTTCAGGGTGATAGGAGTGAACGACGTGCAGCGCTTCGACAAGGGGGAGGCTGGGGAGCGTTATGATTTTTATCTTCAGTTCGACGTTGGCTTGCTGGACAGTGGTCAGATAGTGGACAGGGTGAAGGCGATCAGCGAGATGGTCGGCGCATTGGACAGGAATGGCGTGGTGGACACGGAGCAATTGTTGAGCATGGTGATCGAGCAGGCGTTACCCGGCGCTGCTGACAAGATCATACAGCCGCGCGAGACGGCGATCAACAAGGCGATAGAGGAGGAGCGCTCGACCATAGCGGAATTGGTGGCTGGGGTTCCTCCCAACGTGCGTCCTAATGACGCTCATGAGACGAAGCTGCAATTATTTCAGCAGTGGATGCAGCAACCCGACATACAAA